AAATTAAAGCCGTTTCATCTGCCGGTACATCAGGTCGTTCTTCTGCATTGTCATTGTTGATTATTGACGAAGCTGCATTCATTGATAACATTGAAGAAATTTGGTTGTCCGCTCAATATACATTAAGTACTGGTGGTAGAGCAATCATGTTAAGTACACCAAATGGTGTTGGTAATTTCTTTCATCAAACTTGGGTAAAGGCAGAAGCCAAAGAAAATAAATTTAATACAATTAGACTTCCATGGCATTTACATCCAGAAAGAGATCAAGCTTGGAGAGATAAACAAACCGAACTATCAGGTGTAAAAGGTGCAGCACAAGAATGTGATTGTGACTTTGCAACTACTGGTAATGGTATTGTTGATGTTGCCACAATTGATTTTTATAAACAAAGCAAGGTAAAAGATCCAATTGAAATGAGAGGATTGGATCATGGTTATTGGATTTGGGAATATCCAGATTATAGTAGAAACTATATAGTTAGTGCTGACGTTGCAAGAGGTGATGGTGCAGATTATAGTGCATTTCAAGTTATTGATGTAGAATCATTGACTCAAGTAGCAGAATATAAAGGACAGATTGGTACTAAAGATTATGGCAATATGTTGGTTAGTGTTGCGACTGATTATAACAATGCTTTATTGATTGTAGAAAATGCGAATGTTGGTTGGGCTGTTTTACAACAAATAATAGATAGACAATATCCAAATACCTTCTATAGTAGTGCAGACCTACAATATGTAGATGTAGAAAGACAATTGACTAATAAGATCAATAGAGATGAAAAGAAAATGATTCCTGGTTTTACTAATAGTCAGAAAACCAGACCATTGTTGATTTCAAAATTGGAAACATATTTTAGAGAAAGATCGGTAGAAGTAAGATCTATTAGATTTTTGGATGAATTATCGGTGTTTATTTGGGACGGTAATAAAGTAGCTGCAATGAAAGGTTATAATGACGACTTAGTAATGGCAATGAGTATTGGATTGTGGGTAAGAGATACAGCATTGAAGTTAAGACAACAAAGTATGGATCTAAATAGATCAATGTTAGGTGGAATTACAAGAATAGGCGGAACTCAAAACATTTATAAAGCACAAACTATTAGTAGCCAAGAAGCATGGCAAATGACAACAGGAAAAATAACAGATAAAAAAGAAAACCTAACTTGGTTATTGTAACATATTTATATATATAAAACTATGGCAAACGAAGAATTTCAAATATTAAAACAAAGATCTTTATATTCTAAATTAAAGAGACTTTTTTCCACTGATGCGGTAATTCGTAATGTAGGTGGTAAGAAATTAAAGGTAGTAGATACAGATGAAGTAATGTATGCTACTGACCGTAATACGCTTAGAGATCGTTTTAATAGAATTAGAACATCTTCATATAATCAATACAGCAGAGATTTCACTTTAAGTTATCAAGCTGCTCGTATTGAACTATTCCGTGATTATGATACAATGGATATGGACCCAATCATTGCATCTGCATTGGACATTTACGCAGATGAATGTGTAACTAAGAATGAATTGGGGGAAATATTAATAATTCATTCAAGTAATGATAACATCAAACAAATTCTTTATAATTTGTTCTATGATATTCTTAATATTGAATTTAACATGTGGAGTTGGACTAGAAATCTTGTAAAGTATGGTGATTTCTATTTGAAAATGTATATTAGTCCAGAATATGGTGTCTACATGGTAGAACCTATTAGTGCATACAATGTTACCCGTGTAGAAAATAGTGATTTAACAAATAAGAACTATGTAAAATTTCAAATTAATTTACCAGAAGGTGGTAGATTAGAAGAATTAGAAAACTATCAAGTTGCTCATTTTAGAATGTTGAGTGATAGTAATTTTATTCCATATGGTAAAAGTATTATTGAAGGTGGTAGAAGAGTTTGGAAACAATTATCTTTGATGGAAGATGCAATGTTAATTCACCGTGTAATGCGTGCTCCAGAAAAGAGAATATTTAAGGTTGATGTAGGTAATATTCCACCATCTGAAGTGGATCAATATATGCAAAAGTTGATGGACAAGATGAAAAAGGTTCCATACATTGATGAAAGAACAGGTGATTATAATCTTCGTTTTAATCTACAAAACATGGTAGAAGACTTTTATCTACCAGTTCGTGGTAGTGATAGTGGTACTAGTATTGAACCATTGAGTGGTATGGAATTTAATGGTATTGATGATATTGAATATCTTCGTAACAAAATGTTGGCTGCATTAAAGATACCAAAGGCATTTTTGGGTTATGAAGAAGATTTGAGTGGTAAGGCAACACTTGCAAGTGAAGATGTAAGATTTGCAAAGACAGTAAACAGAGTACAAAGAATTTTGATCAGTGAATTAAACAAAATTGCAATGGTACATTTGTATGCTCAAGGGTATAAAGATGCATCATTGGTTGATTTTACATTAGAATTAACTAATCCGTCAGTAATTTTTGAAAAAGAAAAGATTGCTATTTGGCAAGACAAAGTAAATCTTTCCAAAGACATGATGGAAACTAAGTTATTTAGTAAGAAATGGATATATGAAAATGTATTTAAGATTTCTGAAGAAGATGTAGATATTCAAAAGAATGATTTGGTTGAAGATGCTAAACAATCTTACAGATTCAAACAAATTGAAGATGAAGGTATTGATCCTGCTAAACCATTCAATAAAATTAAACCAGAAGAAGGTGGTGAAGGCGGCACTGGTGGAGGTGAAACTGGTGCAGAAGCTGGTGGAGGTGAAGCTGGTGGAACTGAAACAGGTGGTGCAGAGGCCGGAACGGAAACAGGAGGTGAAACAACAGGAGGTGAAACTGGTGGTGGTGAAGCTCCTGCATTAACAGAAAAATCTCTTAGGTCATATAAAAGACCATCACAAAAAGGATCTCACAAAAAGAGAAAAGATATTGCGTTTGGATATGATCCATTAGGAAGCAAAGAAAATGTATCGCAATCTCAAACTGATCCATTAAGACAAGGTTCCAAAACCAAATCTCCATTGAGTTTAGAGGGTTTAAATGACTTTTTAAAAACTACTTCTCAAATCAAAACAGAACTTTTAAATGAAACAAAAAGTCTATCGATGTTAGACGAAAAAAATATTATTGAATAATCCATGTAAATAGTATATTAAAAATGATTTTTACTATAAATTTACTATATTTATAAAATAACGAAGATTAAATTATATGCACAAAGCTAAGCATTCAAAGTTTAGAAACACAGGAATATTGTTTGAATTGCTCACTCGACAAGTGACATCAGATATTTTGTCTGGAAAAGACGAATCTTTTGCCAAGAATATTCTATTTAAATACTTTTCTGAAAGTAAAGAATTAGGCAAAGAGTTACAATTGTATAACTTTTTAGTTAATGAAGTTGCAAAAGACGAAACACAAGCTGAAAAGTATATTGAAATTGTTTTAAAACAAAGAGACAAACTAAATCAAAAGTCATTAACATCTGAAAAATATAATTTAATCAAAGAAATCAAAGATGTTTATCCAATTAATGATTTATTTAAGTCTAGTATTAAGAATTATAAAGTCTTAGCTTCAATATATAAAATTTTTGAAAATCACGGTGATAAAAATTCTAAGTTTGATGTAAAAGAAATTGTTACATCCAGAACTTGTATTGTTGAAAATTTATGTGGCATTAAAAAAGTTAATAAAGAAACCGAAGATGAAATGATTAATGTTTATAAACAACAAAACGAAGAAGTTCGTCTTTTGAGTTATAAAATATTGGTCGAATCTCTAAATGAAAAGTATAAAGATTTGGATTCAAACCAAAAGAATTTATTAAAAGAATATATTAATAGTATAAGCAATACAAATTCATTGAAAACATTAATTGACAGTGAAGTAACTAATGTTAAGAAACAATTGGCTGAATTAACCAATAAAATTTCTGATGATGTCATTAAGATCAAAATTAATGAAACTGTAAAACAACTTGATAATGTTAAAAAATTTAATCTCGTTAAAGACAATCAAGTAATGGTTCTATTGTTATCATATGAATTGATAAAGGAAATCAAAAATCAAATTTAATATGAACGAAGCCAAAGAAATTATTAAGTCAGATGAATCTTTGAAACAAAAAATCAAAGAATTAATTAAACAAGTAATGGACGAAATTACTACTTCTGCTGCTGCAGGTAGTGGAGAAGGTTCTGCCGGTGTACCAAGAGTTCCTACTTGGGTTTCTAAAAATAAAAAGGGTAGACCAGATGTAGCTACTGCTCTTGGATATACTCTTGCAAAACCAGTAAATGAAGCTGCCGAACCAGGAGCTGTTCCACAACAAGATCCAAACGCACAACAAACACAACAAGGACAAGAAGATCCAAATTTATATGATGCTAAATCTGATTTAAGTGATTTTGAAACTAGAGTATCACAATCTACTTTACAAAACAAAGGAACTTTTCAAAACAAAATAATGAGCAAAATTGGAAACAAACAAGTCCAATTAAGAGCATCAAAAGGATATGGTCAACCAGAAAAAGATTATATAGTGAATGTTTCTGGTGTAAGTATTGATTTTTACTATGAAAAATATGTAATAGTAGTCAAAGGTAGAGAACAAGGTAAACAAAAAGAAAGTGAATACTTTGTTAAAGCACCATACCAAATCAAAATTTTAGGTAATGCAGTTGTTACACCTTCTGCAAAGAAGAAACAACAACAAGCTCCAGCAACACCAGTTGCTCCTGTTGTACCAACAAACACTGCAACAAAAGGAGTATAATATATATGAATAAAAAACTATTAGTAGATTGTATAACATTTGATGTAGATAAATCTGTACTTAAAGAAGCAATGTCTAAAGGTGGACCATTGGTTGTACAAGGTGTTCTACAAAGAGCCGAAGCAAAAAATCAAAACGGTAGAGTATACGGCAAAGAAATTTTACAAAGAGAAGCTCAAAAATATGATGAAAATTTCATCAGAGAAAGAAGAGCACTAGGCGAATTAGATCACCCAGACAGTAGCGTTGTGAACTTAAAGAATGTAAGTCACAATGTAAAAAGAATGTATTGGAATGGTAATGATTTAATGGGCGAAGTAGAAATTTTAACTACACCAAGTGGCAATATTTTAAAAGAATTACTCAACTGTGGTATTAAGTTGGGTATTAGTTCCAGAGGAATGGGAAGTGTTAAAAAGAATGTACATGAAGGTACCGATGAAGTTCAAGATGATTTTGAATTGATTGCATTTGACTTTGTTAGCAATCCATCAACCAAAGGTGCGTTTATGTTTCCATCTGGAGAACAATCTTTACAAGAAGGAGTTGTAAAAAACCCATTAACAAACAAATGGGAAAATGTAGAAAATTTAATAAGAGACATTTTAGGAGAAATTAAATAATATGAATGATATTCTAATTGAAAATATTAAACTCAAATCAGACTTACAATATGATATTTTATTTGAATCAAAAGAATATCACAGTCTAGATTCCGGCATCAAAACATTCATGAAAGAATGTTATGATATGGGTGTAAATACTAGCATCTATATTCAACAAGATAAAGTATTACTTGAAAGTGTTGATGAAGGATTTTTTGATCGTGTTAAAGCTGGCGTAGTTCGTACAGGTCAAGGAATAAAGAATCTATCTGGTTTTGGTACACAAACTGCCGATAGCAAAGATGCTGGCGTTGATTCTTTATTAAAAGGTTTTAAACAAAAGTTTGAAAAAGCTAAACAATTTTCTGGTCAAGGATCGCCAGGTGTAGGTCCTGGTGTAGAAGGATTGAAAGATAAACTTAAAGATGAGATAGAATATCTTGATAGAAAAGCAAATCAAGATAAAACTCCGCCTCCTGATCAAAAAACAGCAGAAGACATTGTAATAAGAACTCCAGGAGTTCCAAAGTCTCTTAAAGACAAGATAATTCAAGGTATAAGAGAAAATCCTGGTAAAATTAAATTTTTATTAGCTGCTGCATCATTTGGTGCAGGTATGGTTGCTGCTTCTTATACTTTAGGAAATCCTCTTGCAATAAAAGCTGCTGGTGCCGCAGTAAACGGTATTGGTAATGCTGTTCTAGCAAAGATTCAAGGTCGTGGTACAGGCGATGCAGTAATGTCTGGTTTAACTCAAGGTGTAGCTGGTGCTGCTCTTGCTGGTGCAGGCGCAGCAACAGTAAATGCTATATCATCATATATTGATCAAGCAGGTGAAGTTAGTCCAAACGCATTTCAAGTTACAAAACAAAAATCCGTTCCAACCCCACCAACCCCACCAACCCCATCAAGAACTCCAGATGATATGGAACCTATTGGTCCAGAACCAATTCGTGCAGACCCAACTCCATCACAAACTCCAACTCCATCACAAACTCCAACTCCATCACAATCTACAACTCCTACTCCTACTCCAAGTTCAGCATCACCAAAATATGTAGAACCAGGTACTAGAGCAGCTAGAGTTGCATATGATGCAGATCAACAAGCACAATATTATAAGTCAAGAGGATATACTGGTCCAAAGGATACTTTGGGTAGACCAAAAGCTTTATTTAGAGAAAATAAAGAAAGTATGTTCGTCAAATCATATAATAATACTTATACTTTAAAAAAATCATTAAATGAAAACATTGAAGAAAAATGGAACGAAGGTTATGAAGAAACAATTGATGAATCATTAAATGCACAACAACAACAAGCATATGATGAATTTTTGACAGATCTAGGCAAAATGTTTAATAAACCAAAAGATGGGGTTGTTGCATTTATGCAAAGTCAAGGAGATAGATTCAAAAATGTTCTTGATTATTTAAATCAAAATGTTACTCCAACTGCAGCTCCTCAACAACCAACTCCAGGTCAGCCTGTCCAACAACCACAAGGTCAAGTTAAACCTTCTTTGGTAAAACACATTAATGGAATCAAACAAAATCAATTGTTTGCTGGTGATTTAGCGGTAAGAATTCAAAATATTGTTGATGCAAAACCATCTGGTCAACTTAATGACCGATCTCCTATGTTGAAATTAAGAGTATTCTTAAAATCAATTAACAATGTATTGAACACTAATTCTGCTAATTTTAGAAAACAAATTGGTGATCCATCCACTTTACTACAACAAGTAAATGAAGATATTAAAGAATATAGTGATTTAGCAAAACAAATCTCTGCTGTAATGCCTTCTATTATTGGTGCAACATTTGAATTAAGACAAATGTTTGGTGTGAGAAAACCACAATCACCAGGCGGGTCAGCTTCTGCTATATCAGAAGAAAAAATAGATAACAGTTCTAGTTTAAGTGTGGAAGAATTAACTAGAGTAAAATTCTTTTTATCAAAATTAGTTGACATTGGTTTATTAGTAAAATCAATTGATGTTAACAGTAGTGATAAAGTTCAATTAAAGAATTTGTATAAGAATCTTCTTCAATTAGCAAATATAGTAGTTAATAAAAATGTTAAGGGAGTTAAACTCAATAAGAAAATTGATTCTGCTTTCCAAGGAAAAGATATTTTAGGTGATCTTCCTGTTAACCAAAAATCAAGTTCAGTAAAAAAAGGTCCTGGAGATATGTTTAAAAACACAAAAAAGCCAGACGAAAAACTTAAAACATTAACTCCAACTATTCAAAAACCATATGATTATGAACCAGGAGAATTAGAATAAAATAATTGGTGATAAACAAGAACATTTATAAATTAGTATAATATTTATATCATATGATTAAATTAACTGAAATAGCAGAAACATTGGGAATTAAAAATCAACCCCAATCTCCACAACCAGTTCCACAAGCTGTTGGAGAATCACCTGCAGCAGTAAAGACACTTACCAAGGAAGAAAAGAAAGCTCTTTATGAATTGGTACATAATTATAATGAATATGGAAAAGTTCTTTATGAATATCATCAATTGATGAAAGTTGCGGAAAATATTGATAAAATATCACAATATGCCGAAACATATGCATTGAATGAATGTGGTGATTGGATGCAAGAAAATACTGCTATTCGTCATTTCAAAGAATTGAAGAAGATGTCTGAAGCATTTAAGAAAAATGCTGCTAAATGTCAACAACAAAACAATGAAATGGTCAGTTTATATGAAGATATGGGCAATATTTTAGAAAAATATTTTGAAATTAAAAGTCATTAAAACATTATAAATAGAAACGAAAAACCCCACTTTTTACAGTGGGGTTTATTTTTTTAAATTTCTACTGAACCAAGTTCATCTATTTTATTTAACATATCACTGAACGATTTAAATAAATGTTTGGTATCATTTATTAATAAAATATAATCGTCATCTGTTTTATATATTTTATAAGTATAATCATCCATGTCTTTTTGATTTTTTACTTTTAATACAAGTCGTGCATCACCTTCTGGTTCAAATCCCATTCCATATAACATATCCAATTCTTTCCAATCCCATCCATTTGGATGATCTATATCATCCAACTTATATTCTTTTTCACCACTTTCTTTTGTTAAGAATGATTTTAAATGTGTCATAATTAATTATTAATTTTAATTGCGTCTTTTATGAAACTGTATAATTTATTTTTTATTTCTCCTTCACCAGTATCATTAGTAATTGGATCGGATAACTTATAACGAATTTCTGCTGAAGGTTTATCAAAGTCTTCTTCATTTTGATATTCAGTATACCATACACCATATTTGAAAGAATTTTTTGTATCATCTTCTTCGTTTGTTAATTTCTTAATTACAAACTTAATTGTATTTTCATTGAATTCTTTATCAAAACTCAATTCCATACCAGATCCTGCATTTTTATTGTTAACTGGACCTGTTACTTCTGCAATTTTTGCAACTTCATATGGTTTAAAATCAAGTCCCTGATTTTTATTCAATTCATCTCTAAACTTAACATTCTTTTTGTTTAGTTCTGCGGTTTCATTGATTACATTTGCGAATGATCTACGAAATATTTCTTTCAATTTTGTTCGTATTTCGTTCTTTTTTGCATCTGGTACATTTGCATATAATGCACGTAAATATCTTTGAACATCACCGTCAGTACATCCAAGTTTTTTACCAGTTTCTTTGTTGTAAATACATTTACCTTTTATTTTATATGGCATAATACAATAAATATCAAGATTTTTTATTACTTTCAATTTTTTATTTATATTTATTTAACAGTAATACGACATTTCCTTTGTCGCAACATATAATTAATTAATCTTCATTGAAGTTCAAATCCTCAATAACTTCACACAAATAAGGAAAATAAATATGTCAAATCTATTAAAAGAAGCTATTGCTGACGCTAAGGCTGTACGTGCTACAGCACTTGCAAATGCAAAAGCTGCGTTGGAAGAAGCATTCCAACCAAAACTAGAAGCTATGTTAGCCGAAAAATTAAAAAACGAAATTTCTGAAGGTGAATATGGTTCAGATGAAGTATCTGAAACAATGCCAATGGAAATGTCCGCATCAGATGATGCAATGGATGAAGGAATGGAAATTACAGATGAAGAATTAAATGAAATTCTCGCTGAACTAGAAGGTGAATTGGATGAAGCAGGTCAAGTTGACCCAAATGTTCCAGTTGCACCAGCACCTGCTCCAGTTGATCCAGCCGCAGCAGCACCAGCTCCAGTTGCACCAGTTGATCCAATGGCAGCTCCAGTTGCACCAGCACCTGTTCCAGTTGATCCAATGGCAGCTCCAGTTGCACCAGCACCTGCTCCAGTAGCCGAAGAAGCTGAAGGAGAAGAAGTAGTTGATCTACAAGAACTTCTTGATTCATTGAACGAAGAAGAAACCGAAGAAGAAGAAATGGAAGAATCTATCGTCAATGAAGAAAAGGAAGAAGACGACGAAAAAGAAGAAAAGGTAGATGAAAAGATTGAAGATGAAAAGGTTGACGAATCTCTTCAAGCTGAATTGAACGAAGCTATGTCTACTGTTCAATATCTCCGTGATCAACTTAACGAAGTTAATTTGTTGAATGCAAAGTTGCTATATACAAATAAACTATTTAATCAATTTAACCTCGACCAAAAGCAAAAACTTAAGGTTGTGGAAACATTCGACTTGGCTAAGTCCATCCGTGAAGTCAAGTTGAGTTATACTATTTTGTCCGAATCATATAGTTTAGGTGGATCAGTTGTCAAAAAGACTAATACAACTGCAAAAACAATCACCGAAGGTTTGGCAAGTAAACCAGTTGCATCAACAGCTCCTGCAAAGGAATTGATTGTAGAAAACAGCAACGTGATGGCTTCAAGATTCCAAAAGCTCGCCGGAATTAAGAAGTAAAAAGTTAAATTAAGGTGAGTAAAAACTAACTATAAAATAAATTCAAATTATGAGTGATATTAAATCATTATTGACAAACAATATGAATCCACAGGCTAAGTTGATGACTGAAACCCGTGGATTGCAAAGCAAATGGGACAAGACTGGTCTTCTTGAAGGACTAGAAGGTGTCGATAAGGCACACATGTCCATCTTGCTTGAAAACCAAGCACAACAATTGTTGAACGAAGCTACCGCTACTGGTACTTCTGCAAACAGTGAACAATGGGCTGGCGTAGCTCTTCCATTGGTTCGTCGTGTATTCGCTGAAATTTCCGCTAAGGAATTCGTTTCAGTTCAACCAATGAACCTACCATCCGGTCTAATCTTCTATCTAGACTTCAAGTATGGTACTACCCGTGGTGGTCTTCCAGGCCAAAACGGTTACAACGGACAATCCTTGTTCGGTGGTAACAGCACTAAGCTTGGTTCTACCGATGCGGCTGTAAACGGTCTATACGGTGTAGGTCGTTATGCATATACTGAAAACTTCACTTCTTCAGTATTGTCATTTACTACAGGTTCAGTAAGCTTCAGTGATGTTGACTTGAATTCATTATATGTTGCTACAGGTTCATACAGAAAACTAACTGTAAACGTCGGCGACAATACCGGCAACAGAATTGATTTGAATGCAGTAAGAAGCTTTGCTTTGAGCGGTTCATCAATTGATCCAACCCTACAAATCAATGAATTAACCAAGGTATATAACACTGGTTCATTGGCATCTCCATATTACAGAATTCAATTCATTGTAACTGGTTCACAAGCACCAACTCCAGGTAATGCTACATTGACATATACAGTACAACCTACTGACAGTACCCGTGGTGACTTCGAAGATACAAATCCATTCAAGGGATCTGCTGGTGGTTCATCTGGTATCAACCAAGGTACTGATATCAACATTCCAGAAGTTAACTTGGAACTTAAGAGCGAACCTATCGTTGCTAAGACCCGTAAGTTAAAGGCAGTCTGGACCCCAGAATTGGCTCAAGACTTGAATGCTTATCATAGCATTGATGCAGAAGCAGAATTGACTGCTCTCTTGAGTGAATATGTATCAATGGAAATTGATCTTGAAA